AGCTTGATATTTATCATTTAAAGTAACTCGTATATCTCTATGGTTTTGATTATCTCGATCATAATATTTTGGGTTTCTATCTTTTTTTAAAATATCTTTTACCTTTAACGTGTCATTAACCTGACAGAAAGTATTTGGGTCACGTTGTGATAGTTTAACTATATATTCTCTATTTCTAATTGAGTTAATGAACTCCAGTATTTTTCCCTGATCTAAAATTGTCAAAGGTTTTTTTGATACGTGAATATGAATACCAGTATTTGGCATTTTATAACTGCGTAAATAATCTTTTACCTTGTCAAAAAATTTAAAATATAAATCAGTATTTTTTATATAATCAAACGTCATTGGAACAAGGTTAATTTCAAAACCATTATCAATAGAGCCATCACTTTTACAAATTGCCAAACCTTGTAAAAATTCTTCTTCAATTAATTTATGTATTTTTTGATGTGGACATTTATTTGTATAACCAACCTCTATTTCCAAGCCGAAATATAAATTATCTTTTTCATTCTTTTTTTCGTGTGGTAGCATTTGTTTCGGGAGTTCTTTATGTATTCTAAAATCGTGATATCGTAGTTGGTTATGTGCCGAATCGAGATTAATTTGCGGGTATTTGTTTAAAGTTTTAATATCATAACTAGCAACACAATAATTTAATTCTTTAACATAAACAAAATTAAATTCATTGTTTTGATCGTCTTCGTCATAATCAATAAAATAAATTTTTCGCTCTCCATACCCTTTAACAAAAAATTTATGAGCATAGCTATTGCTGATAATTTTATAATCATTAAAAAAAATATGATTATTATAAAGTATCTCATTAAAAATTATTCTATTGTTATAAATTTGTAACACGTCATTTTTTCTATGAAATAAACCAGTGATAGAACAAGGTAAAATATTATTTTTTGATACGTTAAATTTTAAATGATTTAAAATACCAGTTATAAATGTATCCGATTTTTTATGGTACAATTCACAATTTTGTATATCACTTTGGGTAAATAAAGACGTTAATTGATTTGTAATTACATATCTGTAAATTTTAAAAAAAGAAAGTTTATATATATCTTTTTTATTTTTAGTAAAGCAAGTTTCTAGTAACGAGTGTTTCAACATATTAATCGGTTTATCAATATTTTTTTCTATATATTCCTCGCAAAAATTATAAATTTTCAAAGCATTTAAATAGTGATTTAAAATAATTATAATTTCTTTTTTTTCTTCGTAGTATTGCAATTCATTAACTTTTAAAAAATGATGATGAAAAGTTTTAATATCATCAGTTGGAAATACATCAATAAACTTAAATTTTTTTGAAAGTTGTTTTTTATTTTTCATTAATCTTAATGGTGAAAAAATATAACGTGCCAATTCTTCCGAATTGTATTTAAAATCTAGTTGTTTTCTAAAAATTCTAATATCGTTAAATGTACTAACCATAAGTTTTAACAGTTTTATCGTTAATTAAATCCTCGATATCGTTGTTGGTTGTTAGTTGGTTGTTATCGTGGAAATATGCTTTTAAAAGTTTTGCGTATAGAACTGGTTTTTTTCCTAATTCTTCCATAATTTGCTGGGTATCTCCATTTTCTAATATCTCGAGCATCTCCTCGTACTGACTTTGCAATTCTTCTCTTTCAATATTGTATATTTTATCATCTTTATATGACGAGAAACTAGAATTTTTTTCTGTCGGCTCTGGTGGTAGTAGTGTTTTCTCGTTATCGTTTTGTTGTTTATCTTTTAAAATTTCAGCAATATTTTTTTTGTATTGTACACCATATCCCGAATTGTAATTATCCCAGTAATCACTATAACTTATAGTTTCACGCAACCCATAATTGTTTGATATCTTTAATTTATTATAATCGTACCATGTACCTAGAAATGTAAATTTGTTTTGAAAATTATCCAGCAATAAAATTTTACTTTCACTTTCAACATTAATTATTTTTTCCAATGTTTCTTTAAAATCTTTTCTTTTAATTAAATTAATATTTTTAGTTAGAATAGGGTTTAAAAATTGTTTAACAAAATAATAAGTATCTGAATATTTTTTATCAATAAATGCACAAGGTAAAGTTGGGCTATTATGCATCAATGACATTTGATATTTAAACTCTTTATTAAACACATTAAATGGGTGTGAATTGTATCTTGTTTTTTCTCCATTAGTACATAGCCTAAAATGTAAGGCAATATTATCAGTTTCATTTTTATGTTTATTGAATAATTTTTTTATTGATTTAAAACCTTTCGGATAAATTCTTTCGGAAATAACTTTTTTATTTTTTAAGTACATTAAACCAAAACCATTTTCATTATTTTGATATGCGTTTTTTAAAATCTTTTTTGTTATATCGTTTGGCTTTCCTTGAATAATAATACACATAATTTAATTTTTTAATTTCTTGTTTTTATCCATTACGTACTTATATATTAATAATCTAATTTTTAAAGCATTAAATACTGATAAAATAACCCTTGTAATACATAACGAATAGTCTATAAATAGTGTTGCATTTTTATCACAGGGTAGAACAATATAAGAACATACAAAATACAACCTCTAGTTGTACTATCATAAAGAATCAACCAGTAGTTGTACTGGTAAATATAAAGAATTATGAGCAAAAAAAAGAAAAAAAAACATATAGATAAATTAATTATAAAAGATTTAAAAAATTTATTTGCCAAAGATGTATTGGAATTATTGAAATTAAAAAGAATAAAAGAAAGTATTATTATAATGAAAAAATTGAAATTAAAAAAAGAACAAAGACGCAAAATATATAACCAATATAAAAAAATTAAATAATATGATTTTATTTATTCAAACATTTTTATTGCTAGTTTTTATAGCTAGTCTATTAATATTATTAATTGGTGTTTTTGGTGATCTCCAATTTGTGATATTCTCGTTATTACTTTTAATAATACCAATGATTTTAAAGCATTTTAAATAATTCTTTCATTGCCCACAATTACAAATAAATACTTACAAACTTTTTTAAAGCATTTTAAATAATTCGCAGATTTTCCATGTGTTCAAATAACCCTTAATATATCTATGTTTTTTATACACTTTTAAATTGAACAACTTATAGTTGAAAAAAAAATTTTTTACATTTTACTATCATCATAGATCCGATTGCGAACTAGGTTTGAGTTTGACCTACCGATTGCAGAATAGGTTGACTTTCTATCTCATACAACTATAAGTACACTTATGATCAGAGTGGATAAAAATAAAGTGAAAATCAGAATGGCTAGTACAAGACTAGAGGGTGTTGTGTTTGGCTTGGATATGATTAAAACCTTTAGGAAAATCAATCCGAACATTGACGCCACAACTGCTGGGGTTTTTTGTTTGCTATGCCTAATTGGTAAGCTAGGAGTTAAAGATGGTAGCGAGTATTTTGCCGCTAGCTATGAACGGATCGCTGATGCGTTTATGGGTTTAAGTAATGTAAACTTATGCAAAATTAAAAATAAGAAAGAGGGGTTCTATGGGGAAATAATAGTCTTAACAGATAAAGGAAAAAAAGTTAAAGCTAAATTAACCAAATTATTGAGGTAGCACACAATGTCAAAACATATATCTGTTAAAGAGATAATCCAAAAAGTTAATCAACTAGAGTGGTCACTACAAAAGAGTGGGGAACGTAGTGTTGAAAATGCTGAAATCTTTTCTCGTTGGTGGAGTAGTCATAAACCAATGAAAGATTTATCAACTGAAATCATTAGAGAGTTTAAATATTATTTAAAAGTAAAACGTAAATATAGTGGTGGTACAATTAATCGTAAGTTAGCTGCCTTATCAAAATTAATTACTTATGCTAGAGGGTGTAGTGGTTTTACCTTTAAATGGGGTGTACCTCTTATTCAATATGAACGAGTAAACAACAAAAGAAAATTCACCTTAACACCAGCAATAGAAAAATTATTAATAAGTAAAACAAATGAATTAGGTCATAAAGAGAAATCTGACCTTTGGGTTTTTCTTATTGATGTCGGCTGTAGGTTAGGCGAGGCTTTAAGTTTACAGTGGTCAGATGTTAGTGAAGATTTTGTTTTATTTAAAAATACGAAAAACGGTAACGACAGGTACGTACCTATTTTTAATAGAGTTAAACAACTTTTGATGACGAGAAAAAAAATCGGTCTTCTTCGTCCATTTCCCTTCACAAAATCTTGTGTAGAGTGGACTTGGAGAAAAGTTAGGAAAAATATAGGTATGGATAGCGAGAAAGACTTTGTAATCCATTCGCTTCGGCATACTTGTATTACTCGTATGCTACATCATAAGATTGGAATTGAAGTCGTACAGATTGCAGTAGGTCATAACGATATTCGTATGACGCAAGGTTATAACCACCCTACAAAAGAACAATTATATTCAGCTATTAAACAGAGGATCAACTAATTGGAAAACCTAGAAGAAAAAGAAAAGCGATTATTAGACCTAGAATTAGAACGTGAAGGCGAAATGATCCGACAGGGTAGAGAAAGATATGACTACCAGCTTAAAAAAAATGTCGAGAAAGGTAGAAATTCCGTCACGCCTCCGTACGTCTACCTACAAAAAGAATTAATACTACCATTAAGCGAGGCAATCCAACATTTTATTAACGAGAGTTTTAGTGGTATGGCAGGACGGAGTAAAACTTCTGCTGAACCCTTAAGAGATTTAGACGATCCCAAAAAGATTGCTTTAATTACCCTTAAAGGAATTATAGATGGCATAGCCTTAAAGAAAACTCTTTTACAAATATCTCTATCTATTGGGGGTATGCTAGAACTTGAAGAACAGAATGGCATCTTTAAAAAGACTTTACCTTTTCTGCATAGTCGTATTTTAAAGGACTTAATGACGAGAACTAGAAACGTAACTCACAGGAAAAAGGTTTTCGCCCATACTTTAAATAAGTATGAAGTTAAACACACAGCTTGGAATGTTTCTAAAATAGCTTTAGTCGGTCAGCAACTTATAGATTTAACGATTAGATTTACTGGCTTATGTGTTATTAAAAATTTAAAGAAAGCTAGAAATAAATCTCAAAATTATTTAACATTAAAACCCGAAGTCGTAAAACGTATTGATGAGGGTAATTTTAAATGTTCAGTATTAACACCCTACCACAAACCAATGATAATCAAACCTCGTGATTGGTCGTCACCTTTTAATGGTGGTTACATTAACGAGTATCTTTCTAAATCTCCTCTAATTAAATCCCACAATTATAAATACCTACAAACCCTTAAAGATATTGATCTAAAAGATTTCTATGGTGCAGTGAATTACTTACAATCTGTTGAATTTCAAGTAGATAAAAATGTTTTACCCGTGTTTAATGAAATTTGGAAATCAGGAACAACACTTGGGGACTTCCCTTCAAGGGATAGCTTTCTCGACAAGAAAGGTAAGCCAACTGGGGTTTATCGTGATCCCAGAGTAGACACTTCCAAAGAGCTGCTGATTAAATTCAAACGAGATTTAAGTAGAATATACGCTAATGAAATAGCGAGAATTTCTAAAGTTGTAAGTACCAGTACAGCAAAAGATATTGCTAATGAGTATAGTGAATTTGATAAGTTTCATTATGTCATTAATGCTGACACAAGGGGACGATTGTATTCTGTGGGAACAACTTACAATTACCAAGCTGATCAGAAAATAAAATCTATTTTATGTTTTGCTAATGGCGAGAAGTTAGGAACAACTGGGAAGTATTGGTTGTATATCCACGCGGCTAACACTTGGGGTAATGATAAAATTACTTATGATGAAAGGTATGAATTTATTAAATCAATGGAACGAGAAATTGTAGAGTGGGCTAATAATCCTTTAGATAATACTGATTGGGGAAAATGTGATAAGCCAATGGAATTTTTACAGGCTTGTTTTCATATTAAAGGTGCGTTGGAACAAGGAGAAGATTATGTATGCAACTTACCAGTGAGTATAGATGCTACTTGTTCAGGACTTCAGATATTATCAATCCTGATGCGAGATCCTGAAACGGCTGCTAAAGTTAATGTGATCCCAAGTGATAAACCTCAAGATATATACACTATTGTAGCGAGAAAAGTTGAAATTGAGGTTAAAGCTGCCGCTTCGCAGGGAAGTTTAGAGGCAAATCGTTGGTTGCAGTATGGTATTTCTCGTCAAATAGTTAAGAGAAACATTATGACTTATGTTTATGGTTTAAAACCCTATGGTGCTAGACAGCAAATATTTGATGAATACAAAAAACAGGTAGAACTAGGACACAAGCCAAAATGTTTAGAAGATGATGGTTTTAAAGATTGTAGATGGTTAGCTGGTATTGTTTGGAAACATTTAGAAAGTGAAATTCGTTTAGCTAGTGAACTAATGAAGTGGTTTCAATCGGTAGCTAAATTATTTAGTAAAGTAAATCTTTCTCTACAATGGACAACCCCTATGGGATTTAAAGTATTACAGGATTATAGATATACAGCAAAGTATAGAGTTAAAACAGCGATTGCTGGTTCTTTAGTTTACACAACATTAAGACGACAAATGGAACGCAAGGACGCTAGAAAGATGGTTTCTTCAAGTGCACCCAATATTGTCCACAGTTTTGATGGTGCGATAGCCCAAGCGACAGCTTTATATTGTAAAATGAATGATAATCCACTGCCAAATCTAATGATGATCCACGATAGTTTTGCTACAACTCCAAATAGAATTGACGATTTACATAAGGTTATAAGACGAGTAATTGTTGATTTATTCAGTCCAGACCAGCTCAACCTGTTATATAATGAATTTCTCGACCAGTTACCTACGAAATATAAGGATAAATTACCCAAGCCACCTGAACGGGGGAATCTTGAGCTTCAGCAGGTAGAAAATAGTAGATATTTTTTTAGTTAAATGTATAGTGTGGATATATGATTAATTTATTTGTTTATGGAACATTGAAAAGTGATGGTACATTACATCAGGCCATTAGTGATGGTGAGTTTCTTGGTGAGTACGTTACTAAAGCTAATGGCTTTGTAATGACTTCTGCTGGTGGTGCTTCTTTTCCATTTGTTTATTATACTGATCGTAAAAATCCTTATAAGATTAAAGGGGAACTTTATAATGTAACTGAAGATATAAAAAAAAGATGTGATTTTATTGAGTGTGGTGGTGGTTATACTTTTAGAGAAATTGATCAAAATGTTTTTGGATATATTTATCCTGAAAAAATTGGAACTACATCAAATTCCATTCGTGTTAATGAAGATGAAAAATATTTTGAATGGCTAAACAATGTAGAAGAACCAACACAAGGAAATTAAATGTTTGAATTATTAATGTTACTTATATTACCGAGTGAAATTAACCCACAAGAGGTAGGTATTAAATATCTTTTGAAAGATAAGTTTCTTGATTATCAAAGTTGTGAAGAATATGTAAAAACAAATACTTATTCTAAAGAGGGAGAGCAAGAATTTGATGGAGTATTTTATAAAGTTGATACTAAAGAATACAAAGTATTTCTGACCTACTGTAAGCCAGTAAATGATATATGGGTAGAGAAGAAGAAATGAAACCAATACCCAAGATACTAAAGGAACGATTAATTAAAAATCATATCCACCATAAAAAATACTGGAATGATGAACACCCTGAATACAAAGAATTCAAAGCAGTAGTAAAACTATTTAATCCTACTGGAATTGGAACTTGGTATTTATCTGAACTTGATCCTAAAACAAATCAAGCTTTTGGCTTATCTTGTGTTCATGACAAAGAGTTAGGATATATTGATCTTAATGAATTGGAAAGATTTAGAGGAAAGATGGGATTGCCAATAGAAAGAGATAAATATTTCTCAGCAAATAAAAAAACACTTAACGAATGTAAGGAACTATGAATTTTCTAAATGTCAAAGAATATGGAGTGAGAAAAACTTGGGATAATAAATGGGAAACTTTTGCCCATACTCCAGAAAGATGAACCCATTTTTTATTATCGTATTTAGTGTGCTAGGGTTTATTACTATATTTTCTATTTATATGTTGGTGGTGATAATATGAAGTGGACGGATTATAGATTAAGTAAATTAAAAGAAATGTGGGATAATGGACGCAAGGCTATTGAAATTGCCGAAGTGTTGGGTACTACAAAAAATTCAATTATTGGAAAAGCAAATAGAATTAATTGTACTCCTAGAAAACGTGGTGGATTATTAGGAATTAAAAAATCTCGTATGTTAATTGAGTATAAAACACAAAAATCTATTCCTCTAATAAATGAACCCGAAAATCCTACAACTCTAGAAGATTTAACAGATGATATATGTCGGTTTCCATTAGGAAATGATTGTCCACCAAAATTGTTTTGTGGACGTAAAACGTGGGAAGATCAGAGTTATTGTAAAAAACATTATAAACTTACTCACGTTGAACGAGATACCGATATTGGGTGTACTCTTGGAGGTAAAACTTATGCAAAAAACAATTAAGTTAAAAACGCATACTACCACAGAGGGAATTGCAGAATATCCCTATTTGTTTTCTCCTGATACTAAATTCGATGTTAACGGATTGTATAGGACGAAACTAACCTTACCTAAAATTCAATCTAAACCATTCATTGAATTAGTCGAAAAGACTATTGATGAAGTGGCGAAGAAGAATAAAGGTAAGCTGTCTCCTCACAAACCTTACAAAGTCGCTAAAGACGGTAAGGTTACATTTACTTTTAAATTAAAAGCAAAAGTAAATACTAAAAACGGAACTGACTTTGAGCAACGCCCAAAGATTTTTGATGCTAAAGGTATTCCGATAACAAAGACGTTATCTGTTTACAGTGGCACAAAAATGAAGGTCGCTTTTCAGTGTGTTCCTTACTTTACTAATATGCTCGGTGCTGGTGCTACTTTGAGAATGAAAGCAGTACAGATTATTGAGTTAGTAGAGGGTAAAGGAAATGGAGAATCTGCTGCCGAAGAACAATTCGGTTTCTCAAAAGAGGACGGATTTGAAATAAAATCCGAAACTACAGATGAGGAAGAAACGCAAAGTACAGGCGATTTCTAAATACCGTTCTGGGCTTGAAGAATTTGTAATCAAAAACTTAAATGAAAGGAATGTTGAGTTTGAGTATGAACAGTATGTTGTGTGCTACTTCAAGCCACAGAAGGAAAGTAAATATACTCCCGATTTACGTTTAGCTAATGGAATTATTATAGAGATTAAAGGCTATCTAAAACGAGAAGATAGAATGAAACATATTTTAATTCAACAGCAACACCCCACATTGGACATTCGTTTTCTTTTTGGAAATTCTAGGAATAAGATTTATAAAAATTCTAAAACAACGTATGCTATGTGGTGTATTAAAAATAATTTTAAATTTTGTGACAAAACAATACCTAACGATTGGATAAAATAAATGATGTCAGATAAAGACGCTAAAAATTTTCAAAAACAAGTTGATAAATTAACAGAAGAAAACCACAAAGCTGAAGGTATTAATTTTAGTTCAGATAAACAAAAGGAAATAAATGATTTAAAAATACTTGTAGATCAACTTACTAAAAGAAATATGCAAATTAACGCAAGAATGGGAGAGTTACTTAATCGTGTGTTGGATTTAACAGAAATTAGTAATAATCATAAAGTAAATAATGGTAAGTTACAAACTAAAATAAAAGAGCTTGAAGAAAAGGTTGAAAAGAGTTTAAAAACGATGGTTAGAAAAGCGAGGGGGATTGTTAGTGGCTCATAAATATGCAGAGAGTAGAAAACGTGCTAGATTAGTTTGGTCTAGGTCAGAACACGGTAAGGCTTGGTCTAAAAATTATATGCGTGAATATAGAAAACGTCCTGAAGTTAAAAAGAGGGCACACGAATATTATATTAATAAAAAAATAGAACAGAATAATTATTCAAGACCAGAAAAAAACTACCAAATCAATTTTGATGATTTTTGTAAAGGTGAAGATGAAGAAACAGTTTCCAACGATAAAGAAACCACAAGTAAAAAAGTTAAATGCCACCTTATAAATTAAAGAACGAATTAGTCATGCGTGCTCTGTATTTAAGTAAACAGGGTTTATCCAATACTGTTATTGCCCAACGTCTAGGGATAAGTAATTCACGGGTTGCTATGCTGGTGAGAAGACACAAAGAGAAATTATCAGAAGGTTACACTATGGACTTAAATAAAATTAATGAAAAGTGGAAGAATAGCCGACAAACTATTTAATAAAAAGGACACTTTAGATAGATTATGCAAAATAAAAAATTAATTATACTTAAAGATATAAAGAAAGGACAGGAACTAACAGTGGAATATAAATGGTACAAAGTGTGAAAGGTTATAATTCAGGTGAAATTAATGAATTTGAAATTATTGTTAAAAAAACTTTATTTGAAACAATTATAGATATTGGATCAGGATTTTTATTAGCAATTTTAATTCAGTTGCTAATTTTTCCTTATTTTGATTTGTACCCATCAATTTTTGAAAGCATTGAAATAGCTTTAATATTTACAGGCTTATCAATGACGAGAAGTTGGTTATGGAGAATGTGGTTCAGGTGGCGTGAAATTAATGATACAAAAAGTTGGTGGTGGAATGATGGAAACCGATGATAGCGAATTTATTTCTCATCTACCTTGTAAAAAGTGTGGGAGCAGTGATGCAAATAGTTTGTATTCTGATGGGCATCTTTTTTGTTTTTCTTGTAACACTTATTCAAATTCTGATAAACCTATGGAAATCAATCATCATAACATTAAAGGGGTCGAAACAAACCTTGTTGAAGGTATACATAAAAACCTTTCTACACGAAACCTCACTCTTGAAAGCTGCACATTTTGGAATTATAGTATTGGTCAACAAAGTAATCAGACCGTTCAGATTGCGACCTACTACAACAAATCTAAACAACCTGTCTTTCAAAAAATTAGATACAAGGATAAAACCTTTAAGACGGTAGGTAGCATTAAGGAGGCTTTACTTTATGGTCAAGAAAAATGGAATGGGGGAGGTAAAATTTGTTGCGTATGTGAGGGAGAAATTGACACGATTAGTTTATCTCAAATATTCAATCATAAATATCCTGTTGTGGGTATTCCTAATGGTGTTAATGGTGCAGTTAAGTCAATAAAAAAAGAATTAGAATATTTAGAAAGTTTTGAAACTGTTGTTATTTTCTTTGATCAAGATAAATATGGATTTGAGGCAGCTCAAAAAGTAGCAGAATTATTTACAGTTGGTAAATGTAAGATAGCCACACTACCCTTAAAAGATGTTAATGATATGCTTGTAGCCAATCGTGGAGATGAAGTAGTTAAAGCGATGTGGGAGGCTAAAATATATCGTCCTGATGGAGTAGTTGCTGGTGATGAACTTTGGGACGTAGTTAGTGTTGCCGATGAAAGAGCAAAAGTTTTTTATCCTTACGAGGGTTTGAACAGAAAATTATTTGGAATTAGAAAAAAAGAAATTGTTACTATTACAGGTGGTTCAGGTATTGGAAAATCTTTATTAGTAAAAGAAATGGCTTATAAACTTATTCAAGATAATGTTAGGATAGGTATAATTTCTTTAGAGGAAAGTATTAAAAGAACTTGTGAAGGAATTATTGGTTTACATTTAAACAAACCAATTCATATAGATAGAACTACTGTTACGGATATAGAATTAAAAAAAGGTTTTGATGAAACCGTTGGTAATGGGAATGTATTTTTATATGATCACTGGGGATCTATTGAAGAAGATACTATTCTTAATAAAATAAGATATTTTGCAAAATCATTAGATATAGAATATTTATTTATAGATCATATTTCAATAATTGTGTCAGGTCTTGAGAATAAAATGCACGATGAAAGAAAAACGATTGATATATTAATGACTAAACTTCGTGCTTTAACTCAATCTTTAGATATTGGAGTTATTATTATTTCACATTTAAAAAGACCTGAAGGTAATAAAGATCATACCGATGGACTTAAAACTTCACTCGGACAATTAAGAGGGAGTGCTAGTATAGGTCAATTATCAGATATTGTTATTGGTGTTGAAAGAAATGTTAGTGGAGATCAATCAGGCGAAACTGTTTGTAGAATTTTAAAAAATCGTTTTGCTGGTATTACAGGAAAAGCCTGTTTATTAAAATACGATAAAGAAAAAGGAAGATTATTTGAATATGACAACACCCTTAATTTTTGATTTAGAAACTGATGGATTAGATCCAAGTGTTGTCCATTGTTTAGTTATTAACAAAGAAGGTAAAACACATACCTTTGCTGGAAACCGAATACCAAATGGATTAGATATGTTAAGTGATAACTTAATAGTCGCCCATAATGTTATTAAGTATGACCTTCCTGTACTTAAAAAACTTTATGGCTATTCCCATAAAAAGGAATTAGTCCACGACACTCTAGTTTTAAGTCGTCTTATCTACCCTGACATAAAAGAACTAGATATGAAGTTAATCGCAAGAGGACGTATGCGAACTCATTTGGTTAATAAGCATAACCTTGAAAGTTGGGGTTGTCGCTTACAGTTGGAAAAGGGCGATTTCAATAAAGCCAACGATTGGTCGTCCTTTTCCGATGAAATGTTGCAGTATTGTATTCAAGATGTAAAAATTACTGAAAAATTATATAACAAATTATTAGAGAAACAATTTAATGATAGATCAATTAATTTAGAACACGAAGTAGCTTTTATTTTAAGAGATCAAGAGAAAAAAGGTTTTGGGTTTAATGTAGATAAAGCTGTAAAACTCCACGCACATTTATTAAATAAAATAAATAAATTAAAAAGAAGTTTAGAAAATAGATTTAAAAGTTGGACGGTTGATTTAGGTGAGTTTATTCCTAAAGTTAATAATAAGAAGTTTGGCTACAAAAAAGGAGTACCCGTAAAGAAAAGTAAAGTTGTGGCATTTAATCCATCTTCTCGTCAACATATTGCAAATAGATTAATGAAATTGAATGGGTGGAAGCCTACTAAATTTACTGATAATGGCCAACCCATAGTTGATGAAGAAGTTTTATCAAAATTAAAATACCCTGAAGCTAAAGAATTAAATGAATATCTAACCCTAGAGAAAAGATTAGGTATGTTAGCTGACGGTAAAAACGCTTGGTTAAAAGTACATAAAAAAGGAAGAATACACACTTTTTATGTAACGAATATTATAACAGGACGTATGGCAGCTCGGTTTCCTAATCTTCAACAAGTGCCTAGTTTACACACTCCGTATGGAAAAGAATGTCGAGAACTCTTTGTACCTTCAGGCGGCAAGGTACTTGTCGGAGCTGATGCTAGTGGAATTGAGGCGAGATGTTTTGGACATTATATTTATAACTATAAAGGTGGAAAAGAATATACTGATTTAATTTTAAATGGGGATATTCATTCATATAATATGAAAGCTGCTGGGTTAGAAGATAGGCAATTAGCGAAAACAATGTTCTATGCTATTCTTTATGGTTGTTCATTTAAAAAATTATCACAAATATTACAAGTACCTTTAGCAGAAGGTAAGATTATTTTAGATAGGTTTTATTTAAACCTACCTTTTCTTAAAGAAATTAAGCAAGATATTTTTATGACTTTAGAAGATAAAGGATTTATACGTGCTATTGATGGACGTAAATTACAAATTAGAAGTAGTCATTCAGCTTTAAATAGTTTGATTCAAAGTTGTGCAGCAATCGTTATGAAACAAGCCTTGATTATTTTATGGAGTAATTTAAAAGGTATTGATGCGTTTGTAGTGGCTAATATTCATGATGAATTTCAAATTGAAACTACACCAGAGTTGGCAGAGAGAGTAGGAAAAATTGCAACCCAATCAATTCGAGAAGCTGGTCAACGACTTAAACTCCGAGTTTCCCTTGAAGGAGAATATAAAGTCGGAAAATCTTGGGCTGACACCCACTAAAAACTATGCTTGGCGAAAGTGGGCTTCAAATGCTTTAACTAACCAAATTAGACGGAGAGGTCATAATTGTGGGTTAACAATAGATGGGTTAATCGCAATAACTCCTAGTCATTGTCCTTGTTGTAAAAAAATATTAGTACCTCAAGGTTCTGTAAAAAATTCACCAACAGTAGATCGTATTGATACCACTAAAGGTTATGAACTAAATAACATTTGGGTTATTTGTTTTCAGTGTAATCAAACGAAAGGCCAACATCAATTTCCTGATACTTTATATAAGATAGCTGATGCTTGGTATTTTAAATTGAAAGAAAAGGCAAAAAAATTATGCAAGTAATAATTGTGTTAACTGATGTTGGTACAAGGAATTTAAATCAACCTAGATTAAAGACGAATAGTTTAACTTATTCTATCTTTGAAAAACCACAACAAGGTGAAAAAGTAGATGTAAGTATGTTAGATAGTCCGTCAGTTCAAGTAGGAAGTATGTTATCAGCTTTCTTAAGAACTGTTGAAAGACACGGTTATTTATTAACTGATATGGCTATTAACGAGGAGAGAAAAAAGAATTATCCTCCTGAAGATTTCAGACACCATATTAAAAAATATGACAATGTTATTGAAATTGATTTAAGTAAATTTAAACCAAAAGGAAAAGGTAATTAAAAATGAGTAGTACATTATTAGTAGATGGAGATATAGTTGCGTATCAAATAGCATTTAGAACTGAAACACCTATAAGGTGGGAAAATGAAGTTTGGACATTGCACTCTGATGAACACGAGTGTAGACAATTAATTGATGAATATTTTTCTACATTAAAAGAAGATACTCAATGTGATAATGTTCTTATTGCTTTTTCTGATAAAGCTAATTTTAGAAAAGATATATTTCCTGATTATAAAGCCAATAGAATTAAACAACGAAAACCACTTACTCTTAAATATTGTAAAGAGTATATGAAAAAGAATTTTAAAATTTATATTAAACCTACTCTTGAAGCTGATGATGTATTAGGTATTTTAGGTACATCTAAAATTATTAAAGGAACTAAAATAATTGTATCAACAGATAAAGATTTAAAACAAATTATAGGTTTACATTATAATCCAATAACAAAAGAATTTTTTAAAGTTTCTAAAAAAGAAGCTGATTATAATTTTTATTCACAAATTTTAACAGGTGATCCAGTAGATAACTATAAAGGCTGTCCGTCTTATGGTGAGGTAAAAACTCATAGAGTTTTATCTGTATCGAAGAACTATTGGAAAACTATTGTTAAGTGTTATGAGGGTGAGGGATTAAAAGAAAAAGATGCTTTAATCCAAGCTAGAGTGGCAAGAATACTTCGGCATACGGACTATAACTTTAAAAAGGAGAAACCTAAATTATGGACGATTCAAAAATAAAAGCACAAGATGTGCTAGAAGAAGCCAGTACAATTATTACTGGTAAGAGACAAGAAACTTACGGAGATAAATTAGTTAATCATATAAATATAGGACGTTTGTGGTCGGCTTATTTAACTAATCATTTTGGTAAAGAATTATTTATTCGTGCTGATATGGTTGCTGATTTGTTTGAATTAGCTAAAGTAGCTAGACGACAAGCTGGTGATTATAACAGAGATGATTATATTGATGGTGCTGGTTACGCTGCCATTAGCTGTGAGTTAAGGCAAGTTATTGAAGAACCAAAACCTACTGGTCAAGATGGCAAACCACGACATTAAACATTGGAAAAAGAAAATTTGGAAGAATATAGATATTCTAATAGAAGATGAATTTTATGCTAAAACTCCAGATTTATCTGATAAAACTTTCCCAATAACTGATAAAGCAACACATAAAATTATTGGTACAAACACAGTTCGTTCTACTGTTGAAGAAATTGATCCTGAAATGGAGAAAATGTTAAATGAAAAAGCTGCTAAAATTACTTCTGAAGTGGTTGAGAAAAAACCCGATAAAATATAAATTAGTTTTTGTATTTTGGGAGGACGCAAACAGTTCAACAACTTGGGAAGATATTACAACAATCGAAACTATGCTACCTGCCGTCTGTTGTAGTATTGGTTTTCAAATTAAAAAAACAGATGATGCCTTTGTATTAACCTCTGATCTTTCTTTTGATGAAGATAATAAAGAATTTGTCATAGAAGAAGGAGGGAATACAATGGTTATACCTACCAAAAATATTCTGAAAATCACAGAAATTCCCCTTACATATAAATTTTAAGTAAAACCTACCTTTTGGTTGCTCTCTTGGATAACTTTATGGATATTACTCAAGAATTAATCAATTATTTAGAGCAACAATTTCCTGATAAAAGCCCAGATATGAACGATAATGAACGAAAAGTTTGGTTTAAGTCTGGTCAAGCGAGTGTTGTTAAACACTTGAAACAGAAGTTTTCCGATCAAAATAAAAACGTGTTAAACAGAAAAACAATAGGAGATATATTATAGATGTGTGGATCAATTTTTAGAGCACCTAGAATACCGCCTCCTCCTCCAACACCAGCTCCTCCAGCAACAATAATAAATGCAGCAGGTACGAAGATTCGTACTACAGCTCCGTCTGCTCCAAGAACCGCAGAATATAATACTTCGGTAGCGAGAAGACGATATGGAAAGAGAGCTTTGCGTATTGCTTTGGATAGTGCATTTTTAGGTGGTGGAACTGGAGCAAACGTACCATAGACAAATGGCAGAACAATCAGTAAAAGGTCGTTATAGTCAGTTAGAAACTTTACGATTGCCTTTTTTAGAAAGAGCAAGAGATAGTGCTGAATTTACGATACCTTCTTTAATACCAAGAGATGCCCACTCTAACACCACAAAACTTTATACACCATATCAAGGTATAGGTGCGAGAGGCACAAACAATTTAGCTAGTAAATTATTATTAGCATTATTACCACCAAACACTCCATTTTTTAGATTAGCAATAGATGAATTTACATTAGCTGAAATTGCTGGACAGGGTGGAATGAAAGGTGAATTTGAAAAAGCATTAGCTTCCATAGAAAGAGTAGTAATGAATGAAATGGAAGTTAATAATTTTAGAACAACAATTTTTGAAGCGTTAAAACATTTAATAGTTGCAGGAAATTGCCTTCTTTATATTACACCCGAACTTAAAATGAAAGTTTATCATATAGATCGGTATGTAATGAAAAGAGATGATGTAGGAAATGTATTAGAAATTATAACAAAAGATACAGTTAGTCCTAATTCAGCTAGTGAAGAAGTTAAAGCAATTATCAAAGGAGAAGTTAATTCTTCTTATGAAGACACTATTGACATATTCACCTACGTAAGACGTAGTAGTGATGGTAAAAGGTGGACTGTCCACCAAGAGGTAGTTGATACAATCCTACCTGACAGTGAAGGGACTTACCCTATGGACAAGTCCCCTTTTATTCCTTTACGTTATACTTCAATCGACAATGAAGATTGGGGTAGAGGTTTTATCGAGGAGTATATTGGCGATCTTCGTAGTTTAGAGGCGTTATATAGAGCAGTTGTTGAGGGATCAGCAGCAGCAAGTAAAGTTTTATTTTTAGTGAAACCCAACGGAAGTACCCGACTTAAAACTTTATCTGAAAGTCCAAACGGTGCAATACGAGAAGGAAATGCTGAAGATGTAACAACCCTTCAAGTTAACAAAGGTGCTGACTTTAATATTGCATTTCAAACAATGAAACTTATTCAAGATAGATTACAGTTTGCGTTTATGTTGAATACGTCAGTTCAAAGAGATGCTGAAAGAGTTACAGCAAAAGAAATTGAATATGTAAGTCAAGAATTAGATGATAGTCTAGGTGGTCTTTACTCGTTATTATCTCAAGAATTACAATTACCATTAATTAATAGATTAATGTTTCAAATGGAGAAGAAGAAAAGACTTCCTGTTTTACCAAAAGGACAAGTTAGACCTAAAATTGTTACAGGATTAGAAGCATTAGGTCGAAGTACAGATTTACAAAGATTAAATACATTTGTTCAACAGATTGCTCCATTTGGAGAATCAGGCTTATCTTCATTAAATATAAGTGAATATATAAAAAGAATTGGAACATCATTAGGTGTTGATATGGACGGCTTGATTAAATCTGATGAACAATTAGCACAAGAGCAACAAGCTGCACAACAACAGGCATTACAAGATCAAGTAGCACCACAAGTAGCAAAAGAAGGTATGGGTATGGTAAGAGACACAGTTAAGGGAGATCAACAACAACAAATCCAAAAAGAAAAGGAAAGAGGACGAGCATAATATGGCTGATGAAAACACAGTAAAAATACCCGTAGATGAAAAAGTTGATACGCAAGAGCATATTGACGCTATGGTGAAAAAATCTGAAAATGCAAATACTTTAGATATAGACACGGGTGAAGAAAATACTCCTACTGAAACAAAGGTAGAAGAAAAGAAAGTAGAAACCCCTAAAGAAAAAATACTTGGTAAATTTAATACACAAGAAGAATTAGTTAAGTCTTACCAAGAATTAGAAAAGAAACTAGGTACTCCAGAAGAAAGTAAAAAACCTGATAATCTTAAAGCTGAAACTAAAGTTGAAGGATTAAAAGGTGTAGACTTCGCTGGTGTTCAAGCAGAGTTTGAAGAAAATGGAGAATTAAGTGAAGATACTTTCAAAAAACTTGAAGATTCAGGATTACCTAAATCTTATGTAGATAATTATATTGAAGGCATTAAAGCTGTCGCATTAAAGTTTGAAGACGAAGCGTATGAAAGTGCTGGAGGTAAAGATAACTACGATAAAATGATTACTTGGGTGAAAGATACTCTTTCTCCCGATGAAGTTAAAATGTTTAATGACGGTATTGCAAAAGATAACCACACTGCCCTTTATACAATTAAAGGTATGTTTGGTAGATATACGTCAAATACTAAAGAACCAAATTTAACAGTAGGCGAAAATGCTATGGCTTCTACTGGAGTTAGATATGAAAGTATGGCTCAAGTTAAAGCTGATATGTCTGATCCGAAATATGAGAAAGATCCAGCATTTAGAAAGCAAGTTGAAGAAAAACTTTCACGTTCTACTATTATATAGAATTTAGGTTAAGTGATTACGCCTAAAAAAAAGTAAAAGATAAGACTTTACCCTTCGAGGAGGATAATACTGATACTACTTTTATAGATCATATAAAGTTAATCATATAACAGTCTAAATTAAAGGAGATTATTATGGCAAATGCCACAGTATCAAATTTAGGTCAAGCGGCAGCGACAGGCTCAACAACAGCATTATTTTTAAAAGTATTTGCTGGTGAAGTGTTGACAGCATTTGAAGATGCCCAAACGACTTTAGACAAGCACGTTGTTCGTAGTATCAGTAGCGGTCAATCAGCACAATTCCCAATTATGGGAAAAGCAACAGCAGAATATCATACTGCTGGAGCTGAAATTACTGGCACTGCAATCACGCATAATGAAAGAAATATATCAATACAAGGTTTATTGATTGCTCCAGTATTTATTGCGAAGATAGACGAAGCGAAGAACCATTATGATGTCAGAAGCACATACTCAAAAGAGTGTGGAAATGCTTTGGCTCAAGTTATGGACAAGCACGTTTATCAACAACTAATCAATGCTTCACGAACGGCAGCAGCAGCTCCACAATCAATAGGTGTTCAACTTACTGATGCGGACTTTGTTACCAGTGGATCATCAGCAGCAGCAACTATATTTTCTGCAGCCCAAAAAATGGACGAAAACAATATACCTGAAAACGATAGGTATATAGCAGTAAATCCAGAAACATATTATAACTTGGTACAAACTACTAATGTTATAAATAGAGACTGGGGTGGAAAAGGTGCTTACGCTGAAGGTGAAGTATTAAAAGTCGCAGGAGTAAGTATTGTTAAAACTAACAACTTACCTTCAACTAACATTACATCTGGAGTATTAGATGGTTCTGATGGGACGTTGGGGGGAGATTATTCTCCGACAGTTGGCGTGGCTTGGCACAAATCAGCAGCAGGAACGGTAAAATTACTCGACCTATCTGTTGAGATGGAATACGATGTGCGTAGACAAGGAACTTTACTTGTAGCGAAATATGCTATGGGACACGGAGTTCTTCGTCCTGACGCAGCTTGGGAAATTAGAACAGCGTAATTTTATATTACTTTGTTCTTACAAAATCAGAGGGCGGTAGCGGGAGACTTAAACCGCCCTTTGGTGCAACTTTAGAAATTAATTAAAATTATGGCAACAGTAACTACAAAACTAGAAGCAGTTAACACTATGATGACTTCGATTGGAGAAACTCCAGTCAACAGCATAACTTCCTCAACAACAACTGATGTTTCAATAGCAATACAAATTCTTGACAATGTAAGTCGAGAAGTACAAAGCGTTGGTTGGCATTTCAATACAGATACCAGATATAAACTCACTCCCAATTCTTCAAATCAAATAGAACTAGCAGCAAACATATTACGCATAGATACTTCAGGAGCTAGTGCATCTAAAGACTATGTAGAACGTGCTAGAAAATTCTGGGATAGAACAAATCATACTTATACAATTACTGATCCAACAGTAGAAACTGATATAGTTTGGTATTTAGAATTTACAGAAATACCTGAAGCAGCTCGAAGATATATTACAATTAGAGCTTCAAGAATTTTTCAAGACAGAATGTTGGCTTCTGATATTTTACATAAATTTCATCAAGTTGATGAAGTACAGGCTTTAGCTGTATTGAAAGAAAGTGAAGGAGATACCAGAGATCATAGTATCTTTGATAATTATAGTGTTTATAGTGTTACAGACAGAGATAATTATCAACCCAATAAGTCAACACTTGATTAATGAATAATGGCAAGATTAGTAAGTTCATCAATACAAAATCTACTCAACGGGGTGTCCCAACAGCCCGATACAGTAAGACTTCCTAACCAAGCTGCTACTCAAGAAAATGGGTTATCAGATGTGGTGTTTGGACTTGGGAAACGACCTTCAACAGAACACGTAGCAAAATTAAGTACAGCTACCGATACTAATGTTAAAGTACACTTAATAAATAGAGATAGTGTTGAACAATATGTTGTATTAATTACGAATGGTGGACTTAAAGTTTATACATTAGGTGGTGTTGAAAAAACAGTAGTAGCACCTTCGGGTTTAAGTTATTTAACTACAACAACTCCTAATACTGATATTAACTGCATTACCGTAGCTGATTATACGTTTATAGTTAATAAAGGAACAACTATTGCAAAATCAGGATCAACAGCAACTTCTCGACCTGCTGAAGCAATATTTTATGTAAAAAATGGCCAGTATAAAACTACCTATGAAATTAAAATAGATGGTTCTACACAGGCAAGTTATCAAACTTTAGATAATTCTAGTTCTGGAAATGCAAGTAGTATTACTACTGATAATATTGCAACAGAATTATATAATGATTTAGCTGCTGCTCTTACAGGTTATACGATTGAAAGAGATGGTTCTATTATTTATTTATCAAAGACTTCTGGAACATTTACAGCAGGGGTTACAGATGGTTTAGGGGGAGATGGTTTAATTCAATTAAAAGATAAAACTCAAAACTTTTCTGATTTACCCTATAAAGGAAGAACAGATTTTTTAATAGAAATAACTGGAGATGGCGGAACTGAATTTGATAATTATTTTGTTAAATGGGACGGTTCAGCTTGGGTTGAAACAGTTAAAGGTGGTTTAGACAATTCCTTTGATCCAACAACAATGCCGTTTGTTCTTATCCGAACAAGTGATGGTAATTTTCGTTTTACTCCTTGTGATGGTGGTACATATACAATCGGTGCAGCTTCTTATGATGATCCTGAATGGGGAGATAGAGCTGTCGGTGATATAGTGACTAATCCTGATCCATCTTTCATTGGAACAAAGATAAATGATATTTTCTTTTACAGAAATAGGTTAGGATTTTGTGCAGATGAAAATGTAGTCTTTTCTAAAGCTGGAGAATTTTTTGACTTTTATTATAGTACGGTTACTACAACTCAAGATGATGATCCTGTAGATATTTCTGTAAGTCATAATAAAGTTTCTATATTAAAATATGGTGTACCTTTTAATGAAGAATTAATATTATTTTCAGATCAATCACAGTTTATATTAAAGCCTGAAGAAACACTTACAGCTAAAACAGTTTCAATTAATCAAGCAACTGAATATGAAATATCAGATACGGCCAAACCCTTTGGGATAGGTCAAAATATTTATTTTGGATTTACTAGGGGTTCTTTTTCAGGTGTTAAAGAATATTATGTTTCTAGTGATACAGAAGTAAAAGACGCAACAGATACAACAATTAATCTTCCTAGATATATAACAGGTAATGTATTCTCCCTTAAAGGTTCTTCTACAGAAAATACTTTATTTGCTTTATCTGATGAGAATAGAAATCAACTATATGTTTACAAATTTTATTTTGATGCAAATCAAAAGGCGTTACAGAGAAGTTGGTCTACTTATATTTTAGATACTTCTGATGTTATATTAGATATAGATACAATTCAAAACTTTGCTTGGCTTGTAATTAAAAGAGATGATGGTACATATTTAGAAAAAATGAATATGAAATCCAATGAAGCTGAAACGAATTTAGATTTTCCAGTTTTATTAGATAGAAAAACAACTGCAACTGGTGTTTATGCTAGTGGTACTGATTTAACAACTTGGACAGTTCCTTACCCTGAAACTAGCTCTATGGAAGTAGTTTATAATGGTTCTTGGCCTGTAGCTCAAAAAGGTAGAAATGTTACCATTACACAAGCGAGTAGTACGAGTATTACAGCGTTAGGAGATCACTCGGCTTATCCCTGTTTTCTTGGTAGAAAATATAATTTTAAATATGAGTTTTCTAAATTTTATACTAGAGAACAAAAGGCAACAGGAACTTCAACAACAGTTAATACAGGTAGATTACAACTTAAACATATTGGTTTAATCTTTGGAGATACAGGTTATTTTGAAGTAACAGTAGCTCCTAGAGCTAGAACTTCTGGTGTGTATAAATTTACAGGACAAATATTAGGTTCGAGTAGTTTTGTTTTAGGAACACCAAGTTTAGATACTGGGGATTTAAAAGTTCCTATTCAATGTAGAAATAAAGATGTAACTATTGATATACAAAATAATACTTATCTTCCTTGTAACTTCTTGTCGGCAGAGTGGACTGGGATTTTCTCCATTTTATCAGCAAGAATGATTGCTTGATGATTGTCGAAAGAGACAGCATAGAATCTGATTGTGAAGAATTAGCTAAACATTTAAGAAAACCTGATTTTGATGAAGTTGTTACAGTTACTAAAGAAGCTCCTTTAAAACCCATTGTAAGAGGTTTTAGAGCAGCTACTTACTGTAAATCTGTATTAAATAATGGAAATATGATTATGATGTATGGCGTGTGTCCTACGTTATATCATAAAGTAGGTTCTCCTTTTTTATTAGGAACAGATCGCTTTTTAGAAGTTAAATTACCTTTTGCTCGACAATGTAAAAGTAGAGTAGAAGAAATGCAGAAACAATATCCTATACTTTGGAATTTTATAGATAGCCGTAATACGGTTCATCTACGATGGATTAAATGGTGTGGGTTTAAATTAATTAACAAGAAATATATAGATAAAATTAAATTTTATGAATTTATAAGAATAAAAAAATATGTGTAATCCTTACGCTTATGCAGCTCTCCAGTTTGGACAGCAGTATATGCAATACCGAGCTGACAAAGCCTATGCGGCTGACGTTAACGCAAGAACAGATGCAGCAGCAGCTAGAACGAGAGATGAAGCTATTTATAAGGATATATCATTACAAAAGAAAAAAGGTGTTGAATACGATAAAAGTGCTGCCGAGAAGTTTAAATTATCTTTAGAAGCTAAAGAGAAAAAGGGAAAAGTAAAAGTTCAATTATTTGAACGTGGCGTACAAGGTAATATGTTTGCTACTTTAATCGGTGATATAGATAGATCAGAAGGTAGAGGATTTAATCTTATTGATACGAACTATGAAAATACAATTAGAAGTATTGAAGATCATAGATTAGCTTGGAACAGGCAATTTACTAATCAAATTTTAAGTATGCCTCAAAAGGGTTATCCTTCAATCGGATCTTATCTTTTAACTGCTGGTGTTAATTCAAGTGCTGGGTTCTTAATGGCAAAAGCACCTACTACTCCAGATGCAAGTATTGATATGAGTAGTTATAACTTTAACCCTGATGGAAGTACATAATGGCAGCAATAGATACAAAATTAGATTTAAGTAGAGTTTCTGGAGTTGGAGATATTAAAAGCTTCAAGGAAGCTCCCTCAGTTAGTGTTTCTCGTAGTCAAACACAAAAAGGCAGTAAATTTGAATCATTAGCTAAAGCGTTATCTGATATTAGTCCTACATTACTTCAATGGAGTGATAAATATAGTAAAGAAAAAGCTACTGAAGGAACATTAAAGGGTGCTAATGCTATTAACGGTATGACACTCAATGAAGCACGTATAGCTCATAAGGCAGGTTTTCCTGACATTGAAAATGCGTGGGCTAGATATGGTGCTTACAAACAGTATGCGTCTAATGCTGCTGATAATTTTGTTTTTGAATTTCAAAATAGTTATAACGAAAATAAACACGATAAAAAATATAATTGGGAAACAGATTTAGCTGAAAAAACTCAGGTATTTTTAGAAGGTAAAGAAGAAGATGTTTATTTTCAAGGTGCGTATAGTGTTGCAAATACAACACTTACAAGTTGGATTAATAAACAAGAAGTAGAAAAACAATCTGCATTATTAACTGAAAGAGTAAAGACAGATACTTCTTTTCAAGTTAAGTCTATTCCTAAAAAAGTTGAAACAAGAATAGAAGTTGATTTTCTTGAAAATTATACATCACCTCACGATTTTGATGATGAAGGTTATTATGAAGCACAGGCTAAATTCAGAAACGATAATTTTATAAAATACTGGGAAGAAGAATTAGATTTAATTAAAACTAATTTAAATCCAGCAATAACTTTATCTGATTTAGATTCTATTATTATAAGTCAAGGTGAAGCTCACGTTGCAACAGATGGCCGCTATGCTGCGATGTATAAAAAGATGATTACAGAAGAACGACCTGATGGTACTCCTGCAATTATGGATAATCCAAAATATCAAACTAGAGCAGAGGCGTTATTAGATGAGATTGCTAGAATAGAAAATACAGGTAATTTTTATAATGATTTCCAAAATGGAAATGTTAGTAAATATTCTAAAAAAGACTTTATTAAAAATTCAGATGATATGCTTAAGCATTTAATTAAAGTTAATAAAGCACAATTTAATATAGATGATAATCAGGCATTTGCTAAAGCTGTTTTAGATTTAATGCCAGCGATGAAAAAAAATGCACCTATTAAATATATTCAAGAAATATTAAATAGACCCATTGGTCGTGAGATTACTAGAGATAATAGATTAGGATTACAACTTGCAATTCTTCTACATAAAGAAGGATTGTTTGGTGCATACTTTGATGAAAATAATAAACAGTCTGTATTCTGGAGTATTGCTGTTAATAAGTTTTTAACAGGTAATCAAAATCCAGATCAGATATTAAAAGAGTTAGGCCAGTTTCAAGGTAACTTTATGAAGAAATCCTATTCAACATTAATTTCTGAAAATAAAGAGGAATTTAATAATCGGTTTGGTAGACTTGATATGCTTAAGCCAAAAAATAGATCAATCATTTATCCAATGGGTGAATATTTTAAAAATGTAGCAGGTGATGGTTGGGAAAATGAATTAGAAAGTTGGGTTAAGAAAAATTATACAGAATTTAATGAAGTTTTATATAGTAAGAATAAACTTCAAGAATTAGGTATTGAAGCTAACGAATATGAAAATGCTAAAAAAGTTGTATTAGAATTATTAAATGACAAATTAAGTCTTATAGATAATCTTCGAGATAGCGATTTAGAAAATGTATTCGATGATATTGGTGTAACTGGTTATAAAGAAATTGGTAGTGTTATCCTTAAAGGTTTACCGAAAGAAAAACTTTATCTTCTTTTAGAAGATTATGAATTAATACTTAATCCTGAAGATGGGGAAATATCTTTAGGTATAAAACACGGAGATGTATCTTTTCAACTTCCCGCAACTTGGGAATCAAAAGATGGTACAGTATCTTGGTTAACTGTTCCTATTAGTGAATTTAGAACAGCTCTTAATAAAAAGGCAGTTGAACAAAAAGAAAAATTGAAAGAAAAAGCATTTAAAAAAGATAAAAAAATAAGCAAAATAAATAAAATGCTAAGGGAAAATAAGTCTTATTATTTGGATTAAATTATGGAAAATAAAATAGATTGGGATTTTATAAGTGAATTAGAAGGAGCTGCTATTAAAGTTGGTTATGTTCCTGATGCTGATTCTAGTCAATCAGGTGTAACGATTGGAACTGGATTTGATTTAGGTTCTAAAGATGAAGATTTTATGACAAGTATTGGTGTATCTCAAAATATAACTGATAAACTTAAACCTTTCTTTAGTTTAAAAGGTGCAGAGGCAGCGAAGGTAGCAAATAAATTACAATTAGATGATAGCGAAGTAAAAGAATTAGATCAAGCATCTAAAAATTATTATGCAAATAAGATCATAGAAAAATACGAACACGATAGTGGGAAGTCTTTTGATGATTTATCTTCTGAACAACAAACAGTAATTACTTCTGTTGGTTTTCAATATGGTAGTTTTGATAGAACTCCTGCATTTTGGGCAGCAGTAACTAATGGAGATTGGGAAGGTGTTGAAAAAGAATTAAGAAACTTTGGAGATAACTATTCTAAAAGAAGAATTAAAGAAGCTGATCTTTTAGGTAAAAAAAAAGTTGAAGCATTATTTGTAAAAGATAAAACTGATAAATTACCTTCTCAAGATATTGAGGGTGTTAAAAAAGTATTAGAAGAAGTAAAAGAAGAACCAGAAAAAGAAGAACCGTTTAAATATAATCCTATCAAAAATCTTTGGTATCAAACTGATCAGGGTGGGGAATTATATTTAGATAAGGTATTTCAAACTTATCAAGATATGGCTAACAAAAGAGAACCAGCACCATTTGGAGTTGCAGCTATTTCAGCTATATCTGATATTTGGATTATACCGAGTATTGCTAGGTTAGTATCAGTACCCGCATTTGAGTCACCACCTGAAGGTTATTCTTTAGAAATGGACAATGAATATGTCGAACAAACGTGGAAAGATAATAATATAAGTCCTGAATTTTATGGTGAATTTGCTGGTGTAATAAATAGAGATCATTTTGATTTTACTTTACAACGAGTTATTCAGCATCAAAAAAATAAAGAATTATTAGCTACTTTAGGTTGGAAAGGTACAGCTCTTGAAATAGGAGCTTTTTTTACTGATCCTGTAAGTTGGTTGGGCTATGGAGCTGTGGCTAAACTTTTAAAACCTACTTTATTAGCCACTAGATTAACGAGAACTCAAAAGTTTATTAGATCAGGTTTAGCCTACGGTGCAACAGAAGGAACTCTTTTTACTCCTGTGGCTTTAGATAATCCTACTTACGGTATAAGTGATGTCATCATAGCGACAGCTTTGGGTGGCACTCTTGGAGGAGGATTGAGTGTAATTTTCTCGAAAAACCTTAATACAATAGCTAAAGCAGAGACGCTTATGGATATTGAGGAGCAAGGTTTAAAAGTTACAAAAAAGGGTGAAAAAGAATTTAAAAAAGTTAAACAACCTTTCAATACTAAAGCATTACAAGAAACTGAAGATATTGTTGAAGATATTTCTTTAGTTAAAAATATAGGTTTAATATTTGGAAGATTAAGAGATTTACCATTTTTAGGATTATTTCCTTTTAATAGATCAGGTGCTTTGGGGACAAGTAAAAGTGAACTGGTAAGGTTATTTAATTTTTTAGGACAAGAAGAACCTGTTGGGTATGTTTTTAAGGCAGGTAAAAGAAAAGGTCAAATTGCACCTCAAGATGATACAGTTGAATTAATAAGAAATAGTATTATTCAAGGTGGTCATAATATTGTTTATAAAGAAGTGCTACCAGCTCTTAAGGCTTATCTTACAGAAAGTGGACATAATTTTATTGGACGTTTTGTTGCCTTATCGGCTAAAAAAGATTTTTTAAAAAAAGTAGCTGAAACAATAAGAAGTGGTAAGCCGTCAGGTAATGCACATATTGATAAAGCAGCTACAGCATATCGAGATGGTTTTAGATTTATGGTAGACCAGATTAAAAAATCTGGAATTGATGGTGCTGAAAATTTAAAATACTTTGATCAATATTTACCTCGTAAAATCTCTCCTGAAAGATTAGGAGAATTAATTAATCGTATTGGGTTTGATGGTGTTGTTCATTTATTAGAAGGTGCAATATCCAGAGCACAACCAGCTTTACGAACAAGTATTACAGCTAAAACAGGTGGTAAGACTATAAAAGTACCTAGTCAAGAACCCTTAAAGGCAAAATTAAAAGACTTAAATAAAAAGATAAAAGAATTAAATAAAAAGAAACCAAAGGCCACTCAAAAGAAAGCATTAGAAAAGTGGAATTTAAGAAAAGAAAATTTAGTAAACCAATTTAATGATTTAAATGAAAGCATTAAAGCAGGAAATGTAGTTGAAACAACAATAGCTGCAAATAAAGTTCAAGTATTAGCTAAAGCAATTATTAAAGCAGCTCAAATGTCTAACCGTGCTGGTGGGTTTGATATTGAGTCTTTAGTTAAAATTAAAGATCCTGCAAAATTAAAAGAATATCTTGATGATGTATTACAGGATATACCAGCAGCAAATAGAGAAGAAATTGCTCTAGCATTACAGGATAATATTAGTTTAATAACTTCTGGTCGTCTCGAAAAAAGAATTAGATTAGATGAATTATGGGAAGACACTATTGATGGCGTTAAGGTTCGTTTAGATGATATTTTTGAAAATGATGTAGATTTACTTTGGCATAGTTATATGAATGAAATGTCAGGTTGGATAGCCATTGGTCGAAGATTAAATATTAAAAATAGAAATGAATTATTAGCTTATCAAAGAAAATTAGAAAAATCTATTGATGATGCCTATGTAGATAAAGAAGCATCTTCGAGGTATCTTACAAAAAATAAATATATTGCTGGAGAAGAAAAGAAAACAATAACTAGCTTCTTTAAAAATATATTAGGTCGTAGTGCTGAAGATGATCCTACGGATATGTGGAGTTCATCTTTAAGAGCATTAAGAAAATACAATTTTATGAGAGTGCTAAATCAAGTTGGTATAGCACAGCTCCCTGAATTTGGTGTTGTTACAGCACAACAAGGATTTCTTACATTAGTACAAGAAATGCCACACTTTAAAAGATTACTCGTTAAAGCTCAAAAGGGAGAGCTGGACGATACGTTCTTTGAAGATATGGCAACTGTTCTTTCTACAAATGGAACAGAACATATTTCAAGAGGCATTACAAATTATGAAATTGAAGATATGGGTGCTACCGCAGTTGGTAAAATGCACGATGCAGGTAGAGGTAAGATTTGGAAATATTCAAATTTAGGTGAAAGAGCAACAGGTCACGTTTCAGGTTTATTCTTTATAGATAGCCTTGAAAGACGATTAGCGATGAGATTATTTGTTAATCGAATGGCTAAAGATTTAATTGATGTTGCTGAAGGTGGAAAAGCATTACATAAATTAAAAGGTAGATTAAACAGATATAGAGCTATTGGGTTTACTGATGAAGAATTATTAGCAATCGGTAGAGAATTTTCTAGTAAAAATGTAACTACTCAAAGAACAGCTTTTGGTAGACGAGTTCTACATTTTAATTTCTCTAATTGGGCTGATCAAGATTTAGCTTATACTTTTGGACGAAGGGTAAATAGGTACGTTCAAAGAGCAGTACAATATAATTATCTTGGAGATACAAATAGATTTTTCTCTGATAAAGCATTAGGTAAATCGTTAGGTCAATTTAGATCATTTATTATGACGGCTTGGTCTAAACAATTTTTACACAATTTAGCTTTAGCTGATATGCAAACAGCTACTACATTTTTATATACAACAATGATTGGTGGTTTAGCATATATTGGTCAAACAAATATGAACGCTATTGGTATGGATAAAGTAACAAAGAAAAAATATTTCAGAAAGAAATTTGGAAATTATAAAAGTGGAGATTACTCAAAATTTGCTATGGCATCTTTTCAAAGATCAGGCTGGTCGTCATTAATACCACCTTTAAGTGACTTTGCTTTAAGTGCATTATCTCCAGATAATAGATTTAATTTTAGATCATCAGGATTAGAAATGAATTTATGGACAGGTAATCCAACTTACGATGTTCTTGGTGGTATTGGAAAAACAGCTCACGCTTTACTTAAAACAACTAGAAATGATTATAGGTGGTCAAGAACAGATATGAATAGAATGATGAGATTACTCCCTTTTCAAAATATGTATGGAGTAAATAATATATTAAACTTTATAAGAGATAATTCAGGATTACCACGAAAGGGTAGCTCAAGTAATTTATAATAAAATATGGCATATGCAATAGACACGTATACAGGAAATGCGTCAACAACAACATTTAACGTAACCTTCCCGTATATTTCAACGACAGATGTAGTCGTTACATTAGATGGTGTAAC